AAAAATGGAAGAAATATGCAAACGTTCCGAGTTCTATAATGGCAATTCTGACAATCGAAACACAAATAAACATGTATTGCATACCCATCTCACAAATGATGATGAATATATGCATCAAAAGCCATATGAAGTAGTCAAACAACCAACAGGAAACAACCCAACTATTTTTACAGTAAAAATGCCAGAATTAAATGACCCAACAAATGAATATGCAAATGCTCATTTTGAGAGAAAAAATGTAATTCAGCCAATGAAATTTTATGTCATTGATAATCCTCTAGTAGAATATGAAGAATATTTTAATAATCAAGGTACTGCATATATAACACCGTAATAGATGTGGTAAAACCCCCAAAAATTGATATGACATATAGATAACAATCATTATTTGTACAGTAAGAAAAAAGAGTTTACTGCTACTGTACAAACGAATAATAATCACACACATACACACATATATACCTATATACACTCATATACACACACGGCAAATATGGGAATAAAATATTTCAATCGTTATTTGCGAGACAATTGTTCGAGAAGGGCGATTCGGCGTATGGATTTCAAACAATTCCGTGGGAAAACGATTGTGATTGACACCAGTATATTTCTGTACAGGTATAAGAAAAAACATGCGCTATTGGAAAACATGTATATGTTGATGTCATTACTGGTATATTATGGTGTGAAACCCATTTTCATATTTGATGGGCATCCTCCAGAAGCAAAACGAGAATTATTATTACAGAGAATAGAAAAAAAAAGAATTGCGAGAGAAGAAATGTGGATATTAAAACAGCAATTACAAGAATTGACAAAAGACCAAGTAGATGTTATAGAAGATTCGGTAGAAGACCAAGTAGAAATAGATATTGATACAATGAAAGAAAAAATCATGCAATTAGAAAAAGATTCCATGAGAATTACACGTAAAGATATGGATGATGTAAAACATTTGATGACATTGTACGGTATTCCTTATATTGAGGCACCAGAAGAAGCAGACCAATTGTGTGCATATTTGGTGAATAGTAACATGGCATGGGCATGTATGAGTGATGATATGGATATGTTCACATACAACTGTAAAAGAGTGTTGAGAGAACCGAATCTATTGAATCAAGATGTATTAATGTATAGTACAGATGTGATTCTACAGGAATTGCATATTCCAGAAGATGTGTGTATTTTACTGTTATTGTTATTAGGTACAGATTATACATCATCGGCATCACATGCATCATCATCATCTGTATCGGAAGAATCAGACACACAAGCAACAACTGAAACTGTAAAAATACATTCGTTTGATATTGTGTTGGATTGGTACAGAAAATACGAAAAAGACCCGGTCGCACAATCATCACATATATGGTTTTATCCATGGTTGGTACAGCAAAAATGTATCACTAGAGAAAAAGAAACTGAATTGTGGGATTTGCATCGTCTGTTTGGTACACAATATAATGTGGCAAGTGAATTCATGTCAACCGTATCAACATATTTGGATATGTTGAAACCATGGAAAAAACCGTCTGGAGATGCATATGCAGAATTACAGAAAATGTTGATAGAAAAAGAAGGATTTATATTTATCGAGAATACGAAGAAGGATGATAAGAAGAAGAGAAAGGTGTAGTTAGTTTATATTTCTGTTTAATTTCTTTAAGCCATTGTGGTTGTCGTATATGGAACATACGTTTTTTTTTCGCTAATTCGATAATTGGTTGTGAAGTCATATCATCTAAAGAAGTCCATATTTCGAAATGAGAGCCCCAATCTTGATAAGTATAGGTAGAATAACCTTGTTTCCCCCAATCGGTTCCCCAACTGTTCCGTACAATAAACCCTTTGTCGTCATATCCGACAATAAGCATCGCAGATGCGCCTTTTTGTCTCTCGGCACGACGTGCTTTCCAAGGACGTTCAGAACCATTAAAAATAGGATAAATAATTACACATGGACCATTTTGCATGAGAGATAGTTTCAGAGTTTTTATGGTATATATACGGGCATATGCCTTGATTCTAAAATTGTTGGCTTCTTTGTAAACGTATGAATCAATATCTTGAATTCCTTCGACTTTTGTATTCGGATATTCGTTCTCTCGCGGACATCCATGATGTTTCAATATTTTCATGATTTCACGTCCACACATTTGTGTTGTGTCTTGGTCTGTACGATTATTGTAAATGAATGAGGTAGACATATCACCGGTATATTGGATATTATGGTATTCTTGCCATTCTTTCATGGCAGCAGCCGCATGTGCACCAGATATATTGAGAGATGTATTCTGTTGTTTGATATGTGGGATTCCATGTCTCAAATCCAATTTAGGTAGGACTAGTTTCGATTCTGAAAGAATCGAATCGGCAGACCAATCTAAAATGTCAAATGGGGATGGATGCATATTACATATGTATTGTACAGTATCATTGCGTGAAGTTGGGGTTATGCCTGCATTATTATTATTATTATTATTATTATTATTATTCGGTATATCTGTACTGGCAATATCAAGTTGTAAATCAGATTCCATAACAGATAGATATGAATGAGAGAATTCACGGCAAAAAACGTGTCTGTGTATAATGTGTACGGATATGTTTTTTTACATTTGTGTTGTTTTTTACTGGGAAAATCATTTACAAAGTATTGTAATGTATACCGAATATATATATATATGCCAATTGATGTCTTAATCAGTCGAACAGAGAAGGCGTTATGGGAAAATTGTATCCCAAACACAATATATGAGTACATATATTCATTTGGACCAGAATTCCGTACAAAAACACAAGTGCATACAATGAAAAGACATCATCCAGTATTATTGGATTCATTTCGAATGGTATATGGCGATGATGTATTACAGTGTGCATTCGCAGGTATTGTAAAGATACCATCCACATTCATGTCATTATATCAAGTATGTCATGTACAATGCTATGCGAGTTCATATTATCCAGAATCAATTATATTGGATACACGCAATTGGTTAATTATGAAACGAGACAAACTACGTATGAACTTTCGTCAGGGATATATAACGGAAAAGGAAATTAAGAAACAATTATATGAAGCAATGTTATATGCGGAACGGAATTATAATCTCCATATTTTTTATGAGATACAGGCTGCAAGACAATTTCCTTTTTGATGTTCAGATGTAACAATTGTTAATAGAACACCCAAGTGGATATGTACAGAGCCATTCATATTTTTCCATCTTCGTAAAAATGTATTATGTTCATCAATATATTCTTCATTTTCTACGGTGGATTCAAAGAAATTATATCCATACTGGTCGGGAATATCATGTGCTTTGTTGGATAATGCAGCAGCAGCCCGCATCATATCTGTAAGATAATTATATTTGTATTTGATAGAAGGGAATGCACGAGACATTCTCTCGAATACCATTCGTTTTACCATCATGAATTTACCAGAAACTGAATCTACTGTAGTTAGATTATCTTCGACTTTGAGTTCATTGGAATTGAATTTCACATCATAATTGACTAAATTGTACTGTAACATATCGATTGGATGTATTGGATTACCATTCTGAAATAATGGATGATTTATTTTCTGTAAAATAGAATCCAATTTATTTCCAGGTGATTGTGATTGTGATTGTGTATTTGAAAACAACTTGTCCCATTTATATCCAACCAGGGAAGGAACGCCCGCAACAATAGGTTTATCTCCTAATAATAATCGTAAAACATCATGTGCTTCCCATGAAACAGTAGAATCAATAAACATTAAATGCGTCATATCAGGATGTACGAGAGAACGAGCAATCATATTATTCATAGCTATTCCTGCGGATTCTGCATTTCTCTCAATATCAATAATCACATTTATTTTGTATTTTGTACAGAGTTCCATGGTTCGAACGAGAGATACGGTATATTGTGCAGTACACATACTATTTGGACAATAAGTTAAGATTTGAATACTTGGCTTATATGTTGATACGTATTCCAATAATACAGCATCACTGGATTGGTCTGGTAGAACACTTGCGGAACTCATAACAATGTATATGTGTATATGTGTATATGTGTATGTGTATGTATGCGTGTATAAATATTCCATTTTCTCTCGTAGACTATTTATACATATTTTTTTACGGAAACACTTTTGGAAGTCCAGTGGGACGACCAACAATCCGGTCTTCGTATTTACCAGATTCTACAGCAGATTGACTATGTATAACTCCACCCCAATTGGTATCCATTGGATTATCACTAACATTTCCAGTAGATGTTTTGTCATGGATTTGGTCCAGTATATTATATACACCAATTTGGGTGCCATGTGCATCGAAACCCGGATACATATCATTATTGAATTTATTTCCTACACGAGAAGAATCTAGTACTTTCGCAGGTTCAGTAGGTGATGGTGTCTGTACAGGTATAACTGGCAATCCACCTTGTTGATTTACGGGGTCTTCTCTCATTCTATATACGGTTTCCCCTTGTGTGGTTTCTTCTTGCTGTAAAAATAATACTGGGCAACGTAATCCGGATTCGCGTTGTGTTTCTACGTAATCGATATATTCATGGAGGGAAGTAAATACTTGAGGATTTGTCTCGCTTTTAGGCAATTTTGAATGTATTAACAATATTTGTTCACCTTGTTTGATAAGTAAATCTGGGCATTCTGGATTCGCGGATTCTTCTGAATTTTCTGCATCTGTAAAAGATTCTTTGGATTGGTCGTGTTCACTTTCCAAATATTTCATAAAGTTCTCTCGAGTACATTGTGGGGAAAGGCATACTCCGATTCCGAGACAAAACGTAAAAAATACGAATATGATTAGTACCCAAACGCGTATATCTTTACTGAATTGAAAACTTGGCAATTTAAATGATTTTACTTTCATGAATACTATATGTTATATGTTATATGTGATGATAAAAATGTGTGAGAATTATATAGCCCATTCTCATTTTATTTCATGCCAAAAACAAAAGGAAAACGTAGTCGTTCATCGTCGTCATCTTCTTCTGCATCAAAGCGTCAAACCCGTCGACCTAAAAACACACGGAGCAAACATAATTATTCTGTACGGAATAACAATGGTTTATTTGCGCCCAATCCATTACCATATCATTTAATGCCCAATTTGGGTAGTACACATGGGAAAAAATGTAAGACACCAAAAGGTAGTCGTAGTAGTCGTAGCCGAGACCATAAGAAACGTGGGAAAAAACCGACCATTGTGTTTGGACGGTTATTCGCAAGTTGGTGTGGGGCATGTAAGAATTCACATGCAGAATGGAAGAAGACAATCAAAATGAATAAAGATAAGAAGAACTATGATATTGAAGAAAGTGATGTTGCTGTAAAAATACCTAAATTTAATCGTAAATTAAGACCAACACCACCATTGGCGGCAGCTAGCGCATATCCTACTTACTATAAAATGAACATTAAAACTGGTATATTGGAAATGTATGATGGCTCATATGAACAAAGTGCAATACATGAATGGCTAAATCGATAAATATTTCTACATTTGATGTGATGTGATGTGATGCATCTGTCTATACATATATTTTATGGTCGTTGTCGTCTGTAAACACTCGGCATATGTACGGTGATTGTTGGTGGTGGAAGTGTTTTTATTTCCTGTAATGTATCTTCATCTTCTGCTTGTTCTTGTTCTTGTTCTTGTTCTTCTTCATCGTGATAAGTATTCGCTAATTCATCGGAGTGTAACTGGTGATATTGTTCTTCTTCATCACTATTATCAAAAATGCCAGTGGGAACTCGTATTTGATGTTGTAGTAAAACAATTAGTTTATCGATTGCATTTTTTTTAGAGGGTGCATTCATATTGTAGTATTCATGTAAAGAATAAATCTTATTACGCCAATGGTTATGTTTATTGGTTCCATTACGGTACATATCAAATGTGTCATACAGTTTAGTGCATTCTTTGCGAATTGTCTCGGTTGTTGTAGTTACAGACACATCATTACGAGACATCATGTAAGATATACATGCAACACGTAAACGAACGTCATTTACTTGCTTTTCTTCACAGTCGTTCAGTTTGATGTATTCCGAATTGGTATTATGCAGTATTTTCGCAATACGGTTCATTATGTAAAATAATATGGTTTATATACAGTATATAGAGTATACTGTGGTTTGTCAACATTTGCCGACGCATATACGGTAAACGATGACGATTGTGTTCGAAACTGCATTGTCAATCATATCGTTATACAGTGTAGTGTATGGTTTTATGTTATCTATATTAGTACAAGATGCCGCAAATCAAGATATATATATTGATGATGAAAATGACACGAACCGTACATGTTTTAGTTTATGAGAGAAATGACTTGAAAGGAGTTACTCTCATACAGCATACGTAAATAAAATGAAAATCGTGATTGACGTACGAGAGACATCCGTATATGACAAATGTTGGTTAGTCAACAATTCTTTACAGAACTCATTCTGTGAAATTGAAAAGCGGCAATTGCCTTTAGGAGATATTTTACTGGAAAGTGACGAAGGACGCCCGATTTGGATAGTCGAGAGAAAATCTCTCTCGGATTTATTAGCCAGTATACAAGATGGACGTTATGTAGAACAATCGTATCGCTTACAGAATGATGCAGACCATTCGAGACATAATGTAGTATATATTATTGAAGGTTTATACTCTCAATTATCAAATCCAAAACAGAAACGAGTGATATTATCTACAATCGCATCTCTCTCTTATTTTAAAGGATTTTCGGTTTTCCGTACAAATACCACACAAGAAACCGCAGAATTGTTGGTTTACATGGCGGATAAGATTGACCGGAAATTCCAACGTGGAGTATTACCATATGTGTATAAATGGGATGCTGAACGTACAGAAATGTGTGGAGTTAGCCCCTTCCCACAAACACCACCACCACCACCGCCAGCACAACAACAAACACAAACACAAACACAAACACAACCCGAAGACAATCCCATAGGGAATCCCATAGGGAATCCAGTAGAAGAATATACTGGTGGGGCGCCTTCGGCACCCCTGTTACACATGCAATCATATTCTACAGTTGTGAAAAAAGTAAAAAAAGAGAATATCACTTCCACCAATATTGGCGAAATATTATTATCTCAAATCCCCGGAATCAGCTCTACCACTGCCATCGCCATTATGACAAAATGCAATGGTTCTCTCAAAACATTAATCGAATTATTATCTACAGACCCAGTACAAATAGAATCATTGAAAATCGGATGTGATCCCACCAAACAACGAAAAATCGCCAAATCCGTTGTTGTGAAACTTAAAGAATATTTATTACAGTAATATCCCGTACAAAAAACAAAATACGATACTACTGTATACATATAATACAATGACGTCTGTAACAAATTCATACTCAAATGACCAAACCGGATTTCTCTCAAAGATAAAAGAACTAGTAGAACATCATCGTTCGAAATTCACAATGAGAGAACTGCTTGCATTTTTCGGTAAAGATAGTATCATTGTCTCATTCTTTTTACTGACATTCATTACAAGCATACCATTACCACCATGGGGTGCTGGGTTCGAGACAATTCCCGGTGGTTTAGTGTGTATTATTCTGGCAATTCAAGGGATTTTAGGATTAACTTCCGTATATGTCCCCGATTTTATTCAAGAATTAGAAATCGATATTTCATTTGTACAGAAATCGGAAACTGTACAATCTATGTTTGGATTCATTGACAAATATATGGAACCCAATCGTCATCAATATGCATTCAATGTATTTACAGAAAGACTATTATATCTATTAGTGATTCCACATGCCCTTCTCATGCTATTACCTATTGTATTCACAAATGGACCACCATCACAATGTATTACTCTATTATCTCTCGCATGGCTATTACAAGACGGATTATTGTTTTTAGTATTCATTGGATTATCTATTTTCATCATCATTGCATATATATTCCTATTCTTTTGGTTCGGGAAATTCCTGTACAAAACACGACGGACATGGACTTTCGGATTATGGCAATGAATAATATGCAATAAAACACATATAGATAGAAATATATTATGTACATAGTAAGGTAACCATACATCTATGACACACGTATCAGAATCATTCAATTGTGCATGTCAAGCATTCACACATGAACGAATCAATACATTCTTTTATTTGTGGTTTTTACGCGATTGCCATGAGAATATATCATGCAATCTTACTACCGGAACAACAATGAAAAAACGTAAAATAGAACATCAACAACTACAAGAATCATACAAACAAGTTACATATACGGATTTCATACACGACTGCCGATATATACAACGTACAACTCCCAATGTATTTTACAATAAATATGCACATTCTTTCCATTATGCGTGCCGAACATGCGACAAACAACGTAAATATTGGAAATCTACACCAAGTACGATTAGCTTCTCTGAAAACTCATGCGAAACGACACATAGTGGATACTTAACTTCGATTTTCCAACACAGTTCTCTCACATGCAATAAAATAATATACCAATATTTACGCGAATTAGGCGAATTTACACGTAGAGGTGGATTAGAAATATCATGGACATCCAAAAAATTCCGTAAAAAACCCGCTCTCATTCATCGACAACGTTTCAAATACTTTTACCAACATATATGGACAAACCCTTGGATTTCATCTACATCAAAGGAGAAATGGCTTTCGCGTTTTTCTAATGTACAACGATTATATTCGGTTTTGAATCGATTTGTAATAAGATGGAAATGGAAACATGCATCCATTGCAAGCGAATATGATTTATATTTAAATGCACTAGAATCCACCAAACCATATGTTATAACTTTTTTGCATAATAATAGCAAATTCATGTTTACTGTAAAAGATATGTTATCCATTATCAATCGGTCCATCTGTAGCTATGACCGTGATTTTGATATTACAGTCGCCACCCCGAAAAATCCATACACAAAAACCGCATTCAAGCAACATCATATGTACCAACTATACTTTCACATTAAACTCAATACTTCCCTTGTTATGCCTGAATTATTTCATAAATGGTTTTTAACCGAGTTTTGCGTGCGCCGATTATCTTTAGAAGAAGAACCATTTTTACGGAAATTTGCTGTAGACAATTATATTTCGAAAGTCGATGTAACAGATAAATATTATTTAGAACATCTTCGTGATATGCTGAAAGAACATCGATTATGTAATCGCCTATTAAATATTCATCCTGATTTCCCAAAAACCGAATTAATCCATACCTTCCGTCCATACACACAACTATATTATTTACAGTATTATGGTAATTTAGATAGTATCACTTACACCAAATGCGAAACTGCACTCTGCGAATCACTTACACGTTTTGTACGGTATAACCCATTATATGGTAGTAAAAAACAACCCGCCAAACCCACCAAACCCATCAAACCCACCATACCGACCACACATACCACAGCCACCACACATACCACAGCCACCACACAACCATTTGTTCCTTTTCCTATATTCCCCGAAGAAGACGCAGATAATACTACTATGATTCATGTATTACGACATATACTATCCGGTGATTCCAATGCTGTAAATATGCAGGCACAATCACCTACTATTCATACCACACGTGAATATGATGACGATGACGATGAAGAACAAGGCGAAATATTAGAAGAAGAAGAAGAAGAATCTGAATCAGAAGAAGAAGAAGAAGAAGAAGAATCTGAATCAGAAGAAGAAGAAGAAGAATCTGAATCTGAAGAAGAAGAAGAAGAATCTGAATCTGAAGAAGAAGAAGAAGAATCTGAATCTGAAGAAGAAGAAGAATCTGAAGAAGAAGAATCCCAAGAAGAATCAGATAATGAAAGTTCAGAAGAATCGAAAGAAGAATCAGAAGAGAATACTCGTACAGTTACACCAACGGTCGAAGCTGTACAATCTACATCATCGATTCTGTTGCATAGTGACGAATCGGTGATTAGTAGATGGAAATTCTCTCGTACGGACAACACATGGATGACAAAAACGAAAATAAAAAAGCCATTATCAGAAGAATATTATACAGATGCGGTAAAATTCGTATATGTTCGCATATAAGACATTGAGATTGCGATTGAGATTTCAGTAATACATGTTCGGAATACAGAGATTTACAAAAAACGGCGACATTATATTTTTTTGTAAATATAGCATATATTACTTTAGGTACAATTCATTGACATTTCCCTTCGTTTGCATATTTAATATCAACATGAAAAGACCACAAAGACAAGGTGATGGACGTTACCACATTCACGGTAAAACATACAAGAAGTTGAGAGGAACCAGACGCGAAGTATGGAATGGTACATCTTACCGAACACAAGGATTGCTGACTCGTGACGAATTGATGCAACCAAAGAAGAATGGACGCATTGTTTCCCGTAAAAAGCATGAACAGGCGAAGACAAATAATAATCTTGTGAAAAGTGGATGGAAATTGGCATCAAAGGGAAAATTCGGTGCGCAACGTACAGATGGAAAGAGTAAATCTCGTAAGTCTCGCAAGTCTCGTGGAAAAGGAAAGAAGTAAATAAGAATTGTACGAATTATCATCGGATAAAAAGGTCCGCATAATTGTTTTTGACATAATTTTCAAAAAACAATTTGCTCACAACGAATTCTTTTTTCCCTGGCAGTTTTTTATAGTTATTACAGTAAAAAGAATATGCCTGTTTGATAGTACGTAATCCATTGATATTGTTGTATTGTCTCGCTTGTTGTATTAATTCCATGGCTTGTTGTACATCTAATTCTTTATCCCAAAGACGATTTTTATATCGATAGACGAATTTTTGTTCTTCGATTTCTAGATTTGGTTGATAATAATGTAAAATGTCGAGGATTTTTCCTTCATTTAGAAGAAACTTCTCTTTTTTGTATGGTCCTTTTCCAGTATAAGTTGCATATGGTGGTTGACGTGCTTCCAACCATTTACGGAATAATGAACATATTTCTTCGATTTCCAGTACACAATCATCACGTTCATCTTCTATCATGGTATCTGTCCAAAACCGCAGAAATTTATGTATTACTGGCAAATGTGAACTACCGATTCCAATGATGGTTATATCGTCTTCTTGTGTATCAACAATACATCTGTCTGGGAAATGCTGTAATACATAATTACGGAATTGCACTAGATATAGGTTGAGAGGATATTGATGTACCTGTAAGAAATCCCGCCATAAATATAGCAGGTTTCTCCACGAAATTGAAATTTGCGTTTTAAGAGATGAAGATGTATTGTCTCCTTTTTGTTCTATTTCGATTACTTTAGACAAATAGCTATCTTGTGGTGAACACTCCCATGAAAAAGGGTGTGCTGGTCCTACCTGGGTGGCTTCCTTGTCCGTATTCTGTACAGGTTCATCTAATGGGGTAATTGTCAAATATTCTGTACAGAATTGAGAGAATAATACTGGTAAAGGATTATGTTTGATTTTGAATACATGCATTACCATGTCATGGTCATTACAGTGTTGTAGTAAAAATGTATCCGAGTTACCATACCGCTGTGAATAGTAAGATGCAACTCCGAATAATTCAATTGGATATTTTGTCAAGAATTCACGCCAAGTTGTCTCGGTTTGTACACATTTATCAATTGGTACCATTCTGCATAATTTGTTTTCTAATTCATAATGTTTTTCATGGCATTTCAATTTGAATGTTTGTGTACAGTTCAAATTCAGTTTTAGTGTACAAGCTTGGTTGATTTGTTTCAACAGTGATGTAGCGGAATGATGGATAAAATGCACAAGAGATGGTTCCTTTTTCAAGATATTGTCTCCTAAAATTGTTAAAAAATATTTCGCATGGAGTTTATTACGGAATATTACTGGATAAAATGATGAGAGAATCCGTTGAATCGTATTTGAATCTGGAATGCCTTTTAGTAAATGATGGTCTTTGATTTGCTTTAGAATAGATACTTTCGTTCTATGCTTCCAACTCAACAATTCAGGGTTCTCCGTACGTGTAATACTGGTAACAATCCGATGTATAATTGCCGCTTCTTCTTTCTCCTCATATGTATCTCCATTATACTGATAATATGTCTCGGTTTGTGGATGATACATATAATTACCTTGGTTTAGGAACATATTCATGAATTTGTCCTGTTCATAATAATTCCGTTGTTTCTTTGCATCACATTTCTGTTTTGTCTCGAATGTATTCTGTAAAAGAGCTGGTAATTGTTGACTTACATAATGATATATTTTCGATGTCATGAATTCGTCATTTTCGTATTTACTATACAATTCTTGAATATGATGATTCGTTTGCTTGATTAATTGGTCATTTACGTATGATAACTGTTGTTGCTGCTGCTGTTCTTGCTGGTTTTCATCATCCATATGGAATGTATCTTCCATCATTTCGGTCATTTCGCTCATATTATCATGATTATCATGATTATCATGATGATTCTGATTATCCATCTTGGAATTAGGACTCGGTGTCGAATTCAGGGGGGGGGTCGAATTTGGATTCGGATATTCTATATACGACCAATCGGTTTATACAGATTTTTTTCGTTCTGTACAATATATTACATATTTTTCTTTTGTTTTTTCTTATTGTCTCATTTAGATAAAACATGGGTGGCAAATCTAGAAAAGCTGGAAGAAATCCTTGGCTCGTATTCCTCCAGAAACATCGTGCATTGAATCCGAACATGTCTGTTACTGAAGCCGCAAAAACCGCTGGCGTATTGTACAAGAAAGCCAAAGTTGCAAGTAATGTTGTCCTTGATAGCACTCGCAAAGTATTTGGAAAGAAGGAAAAGAAGGAAAAGAAATCACGTGGAAAGAAATCACGTGGAAAGAAATCACGTGGAAAGAAATCACGTGGAAAACGTTCGCGTAAAAGTAAGAAATAA